GACCATCAATGCGGTCGGAGAGGATGTCCAACTCCATCGCTTGGTCTTGGTACAACACGAAGTCGGGGACAGGTACAAGGTTGTCTGAAGTCGTCGTGGCGTAGAGCGGCCGCGGGCAGGGGAAGAACCCCTCGAAGTTGAGCGGGTCGTCACGCACATCAATGAAGTGCGACATACCCTTCGACAGCCAATAGACCTTCAGCGTCTCCTTGTCCCAGAGTTCGCAAATCTTGGCGAGGTTGTACTGACGCTTGCTGTCGCGGTAGGCGTTGAGCGTCTCCGGGCCTTGGTCGGTCGGTATCTGACGCGCCATTTCCTCGCCAAAACGCTCTACAAGCGCCTCACGGGTCATGTAGACCCAGCGCCATACCTGCCCCACCTCTTCCCAAGTGCGGCCCTGTGAGTGTCCAAAGTCCTTCCAATGGACATAATCAACCGGGGCGCGTTCGTACTCAATCTCTTCAAGCGGCGGCGGTGCGCCCTCGCCCTGTTCGATGGCAGAGGTGATGGATACGCCATCGTCCTCTACGCCAATGGGGGCAACATGAGGCTCGTACCGCACCCATGCCGTGCCTCGACCGCCGAGGAACCTGTCCTCGACATCGTATTTCATGGTCGAGCGGAAATCGGGGTAATGCTCAATCTCAAAGTCGATGGCGCGTTCGACCAGCCGTGCAGCGACACGCCCAACGGGGTCGTTATCGCCAAAGCGTCTGCTTACATCAGCCTTCGGCAGTTTGGCGTAGACGGCAGGGATGAGCGTCTGGACATTCGACCACAGGATGTTGAACTTGGCGGTTTCGTTGCCGCCCGAACCTCTAGTGTCGTCGCGGTAACGCTTGACGAGTTTCTTTACCCGCGCCTGCCACTTGGCAAACTCGTTCTCGTAAGTGCCGATGACCCGCAGGTACTTCTCAAGTTCTCGGCTAACGCTCTCGTCCATCTGTTAATCCTTCTTGTTTCGCGCAGAGATGGCTCTGGCCTTCGCCTTGGCATCTTCCTTGCTCGACGCACCCCAAGCACGCAGCGCAAGGGCGAGGCGGGTCGGTTTGCCGTTTTTTTCCATCGGCCCAGCCATGTTGCCCATGCGTGCGAGGAACGATGCGCGGCGAGGATTGTCGCCGCCCTTCACCGGGGGCTTCAGCGTACCGCCCGTCTCGGCTTTGTAGGAAGCGCGGCCCTTGGCGTTCAAACCGCCCTTTGGGTTCTTGCCCTCACTACGCTGCCACGCTGCGCTCATCAGTAACCCTTTTTCTCAGGTTTAGCAGTCTTCGCAGACTCACGGAACGCCTTTGCAGTCGGCGCACCAACCTCTCCGGGCTTACGCATCTTTTCGCCGCTACCCGCAGCAATGCGTTGCTGTTTAGCAAGTATATTAACATACAAACCTGCTTTTCTATTCATGCCCAACCTCTTGCTAGATTAGTAGGCACATTAATTGCTATTTCGTTAAGCATATTAACATCAAAATTGCTTGCATCCATGACACGCAAATTAGCGTGGAACCCCGGCACCGCCTTCATCACCGGAGCCGCTACGCCGTCCTCTTCGATGACCTCGCCCGTGGGCTTGTAGACCGCGCCTATGACATCGAGCGCGTACCTGTGGCCGTCTGTGACATGCCAGCCCCCCTCGCCTTGGGTGACGACCCCTGCCGCCTCTAGTGCGCTGTAGAGGGCTGCGGCGGTGGTTGCGCGGAGGTAGTAGTCGTTCATGCCGTGAGTGCCTGTAAGGTGGTGTTGGCGAGGCGGACGGGGTAGTAGGCGATGCGTTGGATGTAGCCGTTGAGAAAATTTTGCGTGCCAGTTAATCCTATTCCTAATCTGTTTACAGACGGAATTGCCCCTGATGTGTCTGTAACAACTGAAGCACCGTTTGTGGTGTATGCAAAATCATCAACTTTGTACGCTATTGCTTGTTTGGTAATGTTTGAATTCCAAGCGGTTAATTCAAGGCTTGCAACGGGTGACCCGCTAACTGTTACCACGCTTGAAAAATTATTGCCGTTTCTCATGGCAATTCTATTGCTTATTGTTCCGTCATCAATAGACACTCTTGCAGGTACGCCAGCCGCATATGCTTGCGCGGTCTGACTTTGAGCAAACAGCGTCCCCTCACTCGCGTTATACCACGACGAGAAATTCGTCCCCGTCATGCTCGCCACATCTGCGTTGCGCGTCAGGGCGGTGGTCGTCGTGGGGATGTAGGAAGTCGCAAAGGCACCGGCTTCGAGTTGAGCACCCCAGATGAAAAGGCCGGAGGTACCATCGCCGTTGTATTGACGATTGCCAGTAGCGTCTAAAAGTTCGCACCGCAATTCACCGGACGTTCCAGCAGGCCCAGAGCCTGTTATCAAAATGCGGAACCAGCCATTGCCGACCGATTGAATGGCAGACGTTACAGCAGTACCACCACCAAAAGATGATGCCGCGCCAATTGTTCCGGAAGTAAGATTTGCGTCTGCAAAGACGCCGCCCGTCGCTCCTACAATAAAAGCAATTCTAACTCTGGTGCGAGTGTCTGCTTTTGCATAAACCGACGCGGTGTATGTCGCGGAACTCATTACCGTAACTGACGTTTGCGCGACTTGATGCACTGAATTCACGTCTAGTGCCTCAGTCAGTTTATCGGCTGTTGTAGTGCCGTCTGGCGCAGTCGTGACATTTGTCGTAATGCTTGCATTTGTTGCAACCCAAGTCGTACTAAAATTTTCCGACTGCAAAATGCTATTCGTCCGCTGCTCCTCGATCAGCAAGCCGTTACACACCAAGGTAGACGGATTAAAGTCAATCCTAGGCACGTTAGCCAACGCACTTTGTAGAATCCCGTCCTCATCAAAATAGGTCGCAGTCGAGGCGCGGGTGAAGGTGATGCGGTTATCTAGGCTTGTCGCCCCGACAAACTGCAAATCCAGCGTCGGCTTCGAAAATGTAGTGCAACCCCAAGTGGCAAGCATGGCTTTATGACCAAAATACCGTGCAATCAACCGTGCCGCCGATGGTCACTACAAGCGAGGTAACAAAACATCCCGGCATGGGATAAAAGGTTGCCGAAACTGGAGTGAAAGTGTTGACCAGAGTGTTTGAGCCATCTTGAATCTTGATTGTCGGGCTTGACGATGCGCTGGCAACGAAAATTCCAAGCAACCCGCCCGTTCCCGTACGCACAGTTGTCGTAGAAGTGATGTTCTTAAAGTTCTGGCTTTCTGTAACCGGATTACTCATATTCGCGCCCTCCTTGAGACGCTACGCTCGTGAACCTGCCACATATCGTTTAGCGTGACCTCGTTCTGTGGCCCAACAATCAAGGTCTTGCTCTCTAGCGGCCTCTGCGCGGACGGTTCAGCCCTCCACGCAACGGCAAGCATACGGAAAGCGTCGGCAGGGTGTGATGTCCAATCGTGTCGGGGTGATGCCCTGAACGCTTTCTTGTCCTCATCATACTCTCGTTGATACTGGCGTAAAGCCTCTATTCCGTCGCCGCATTTTACGGAATTGAACCAAGTTCGGGGCAACATCTGGCGAATTGCTTGGATTCCGTCCTGTAAGCCGATGTTCGGCACCACGGACAAATGGTTGATGCCAAGGTGGTCAGCCAACTGCTCTACGATGCTGCGCCCCGTCTGTAGGCTCTTGGCGCGTGCGTCATGCGGCAGGTGATGCTTGCCGTAGGTGTAACCCTTGTTAACGACTACCTCCGCAATGGCGCGGATGTCTGCACCCGAGACTGCGAAGAAGTCGATAACGCGCACCTCGCCGCCCACGACCTGATACCACCATATCGCGGTGTCATCGCGGTAGCCCAAGTCCCATGCGGTATGTACCGGATACCCCGGCTCGAAGACTACACGCTCGTTAATGCGCGGCTCTGCCTGTCGCATCTCTGTGCCGAAGAACGCGCCGAGGATAGCCGCCTCGAAACTGCACTCAAACTCTTGGAGGTACTGGTCTTCCGACAGTTGGGCTTTCGCTGCGTTAAGTTCACCCTGCGGCAGCAGCCCTGACTCGCTGGCAGGTAGGCGCAACAGGAACCAATCATCCGGTATGCGCTGGGCGGTCTGGTAAATGTCGTAGAACTGATTGCGTCCCTTCGGAGTGCCTGCAAAAACGCACCATCCGGTTTTGTCAGCAAGAGCCGGTCTTAACACATTGCCAAATACGCTGGGCTTAAAGTCACCGTACTCATCGAGATACAGGCCGCTAAACCCCAAGCCTCTCATCGCATCGGCGGAATCGCTTCCGAAAAGGCTAATCTTCGCGCCGTTAACCAGCGTCAGGGTCATTTGCGCTTCGTTTGCATCTTTGATGAGCGGCTGGGCGTAGTGCTTGAAGTAATCCCACGCAATGCGGCGTGCTTGGTTCTGGTAGGGAGCGACATACCCGAAGAGGCCGTTTGGCCCCTTGTACATAAAGGCTGCGCGGATGATGTCGTTAACCGCTGCCACGGTCTTGCCAGCACGCCGATGCGCGACGAGGCAGGCCCACCGCTTAGTGCGGTCGTGGAACGGCATGAAAGCCCGTCTAGGGCGATACGGGAGTTCTACCCACTGCTTCACTCGGGCTTGCCCCAAGTCGCCTCAATCTCAATCTTGCTGCCGTCAGGGCCGCTGTGTTCGTGCCGTGCGAGTTTAGGCACATGGTATTCGAGTAGGTCGCTGAAGCACTTAAACGCCGCCTCTGCGCCCTTCTCTTGGTGTATCTCGTCTAGCCACCCTTGGAGGCGGTCTGCGTTGCCGTCCACAAACGCTGCAATGGCTTCTCTGGCGGCCTGAGTGGCCCGATTAGGGGTGCCCGCCTGCCTACCGCCTGTTTTCTTACCCTTTGCCATCGGTTTAGGTCTACTTTAGATTTAATCGTTTAGCGTGGTATACTAACGGCATGAAATCAGAAATAGAGACTCTGACGCCTTACGTCAATACTGACGTTAAGATTCCCCGCAAAATGCGTGACGCTTTGACCTTGCATGAGACTTCATGTTGTATGCGGGGCGTTAAAACGGTAAGCGAACAAACGGTTCGGCAATTCTTAACTGACCGATACGACGCTAATTTGGCTGCCATGTTTAGTCCCAAGTACCTGCTCAATAACCCAGACGTTTAAGTATGTCGGCGGTCAATATTCCTGTTCGGGGCTGCATCAATGCCCTGAAATCACGGCGGTTCGGATTGCGCGGATCGGCCATACGTCGGGCCGCTGCTAAATCAGGCAGAAGTTCGTAAGCCTGCACGTCCTCCTTTAACCGACCTAATCCTTGGCCGGGCAATCCTGCCAAGTACGATGGGTGACCAGATTGAGCAATTGTTGGCGAGCCAGCAAATACCTCACCCACGTTTTGCAATCCCGTATCAGCGGCGGTGTATTGACGAGGGTCTGCGACGGCTAATCTTGCCTCTCCAATGTTTAACCCGCCTGCGTTTCTGTAATCAATGTCTAGCATTTCGCGGATCGCGTCTCGGTTCATTTGTGACGCTTTCTGATACTGCTGTATACCTTTTTCAGAACCTAACCCTGCCCAATCTGGAATGAATTGTTTAATTTTTTTATCAATTTCGCGCTTGACCGATTTAGACATTACGGCATCAGCGTAATTCAGCATAGTCTCCCCGGTCATTGCAGCAAAATCACCACCGGAGGGCGTCATTCGGTAAGGCAAAAACAATGGGTTTTGTCCCGTCACCTCTTTTGCTTCCCGCGCCATTTTTTGCAGCGTGTTGACGGGACTAGTTCCTGATGCCCATACCATCCCCGGGTTTTCAAACATGAAATCTTGACCGCCCTGCAAATTTACTGGACGATTTAGCGTCACATCGTTTACGCCTTTTAGGACGCCGCCTGCCGCTGTCCGGTCACTTTGACTGATAATAAACGGGCGACCCTCAAATTGCGTTAATGACACCTCGGGCGCGTTGACCGTTCCACGAGATTCAACAACCGGCGTTAATGCTTTCAACCGCGCTTGTTCTTTAACGCGATCATCAAACCGAGGGTCAAACTCGGCAACCCTTGCCATCGCAGGGTCAAAGCCCTTCAGCGCGGCGGCTAGGCGCAGCGGGTTAACAAACTCACCCGCGAATTGACCCATTGACCGAGGGCTTTCAAACGCTTCCACAACTGGGTCAACAACAACCGCTTTAGCCGTCTGTACGGGCTGCGTGACCAGAGCCTTACCCATTGCACCAATTCCCTGCGCCGTAGCGTCCAGACGCGGCGTAGAAGGGCGGTCGGCGGCGGCTTGGGAGAACTCTGCCGTCGTCATGCGCCCCGTGTTCGGATCGCTCGTCAACGCCTCGTATGCAAGTCCCCCAACGCTTTTAGCGCGGTCTGCAAGGTTCCCCGC